CCGTATACGTTCGTCCGGATCGTCGGGTCTCGCTCGTGGGGATTCTCGCAGATCGCGACCGCACGTCCGGCCGTGAAGATCACCGGCCGATTCGGATGGCCGGCTATCCCGGATGCCATTACGCAAGCGACGCTAATACTCTCTGCGGATCTCTATAAACGGAAGGACTCCGTAGGCGGGGTTCTCGGACTCTCGGAGATGGGCGCTATCCGTATGTCTCCGCTCGGGCGCGACGTGGCGAAAATCGTTCGCGCCTACCGTAAAGAGTTCTTCGCGTGAATATCGCAAGCGTTCGCGATGCGATGGCCGCGAAACTCGAGGCTCTGACCGGCGTTCGCGTGTTCTCATACGTGCCGGATTCGGTGCCGGTGCCGGCCGCGGTCGTCGGGAACGTAACGATTAACTTCGACGACGCGCAGAATCGCGGACTCGATCAGGGTACGTGCGACGTGCTCCTAATCGTTTCGCGCATGGCGGAACGCTCCGCGCAAGAAACACTAGATAAATGGCTCAATACGACCGGCGTCGGGTCCGTTAAAACGATTCTCGAGGCGGATCAGAGCCTTAACGGGACCGTCTCCGCGGTTCGTATTCCACGCGCCGAACCGATAACGATAGAATACGGCGGAGTCGCATATTTCGGATACAGATACGAGGTCACGTTCTATGGGTAAATATCGAATCGTTATCGGGACCACACTTGGAGCACCCGGCGAGATCGTCACCGACGAAGAACTCGCCGCCGCCGGCGTGAACGTTCCCGCTCTCATGCTCTCTGGTCACCTAGAATCGGACCGGAGCGCACCCGCAACTAAGAAAACAGACCCGGAAAAGGAGTCTTAAAAATGGCCGTTTATATCCCGATGACGCAGGTTACGGTTAATAGCGTAAACATTTCGGATCGTGTCGTTTCGTGCGTTCTCGCCAGATCGAAGGAATCGCAGGACGTCACGACGCAGGCGGACACCGCTCGCAAGTACGCCGGCGGTCTCGAGTCGAATACGGTTACGCTCGAACTCCAACTCGACGGCGCCGCAGGCTCGACGACCGCGACTCTCTCGTCGCTCGTCGGTACTACGACGACCGTTATTCTCGTTCCGACCGCCGCCGCGGTCTCGTCGACGAATAAGCGCTATACGCTTACCGGCGGATATGTCGAGTCGTTTAGTCCGATCGACGGCGCTCTCGGGTCGATCGCGACTACTTCCGTAACGATCACCGGCGGAGTACTTACGGAGGCCAGTTCCTAAGATGCTCCCGGTATTCTCCGTCCGCGTCGCACATATCGACGGAACCGAAGGACTCTACGAAGTAACTCCGTTCGTCATCGACGAATGGGAG